TCATATATAAGGCAATCCCGGCAGCTAATTCTGACTTCCCATTCTTTTTCGGAATTTCCACATAGGCTGTGTTATACTGCCGATACCCATTCTCTTTTACTGTACCAAAAACATCCCGGATAATGGTATCCTGCCAGGGAAGTAGCTCAAAAGGGACACCACGCCATCTGCCTTTCGTGTGTTTCAGGCAGTTGATAAAGTTGGCAGCATGTTCCGCTTTTGCCTTATCAAACATTAGCGGCCACCGCCTTTATAAAGAAGCAATTCCATAGCATCATTTTCCTTATCCTCTCCGGTATCCGCCACAATCCGGCTCCGGGCTGCCGGAGTCAGACCAAACTGCTCACAGAACTTATTCATGATTTTCAGATAAGTCTGTGCAATGGAAACCTGCGGCACCTGCTGCCAATAGCCGGAGGGTGTCTTTACAATAGTTCCATGCTGTGTAATAAACTCCTCTGCCTCTTTCCACCTGGCATAAGCCTGACAGTATCCGGCAAAAGCAGCCATATCAATCTCCGTCAAAATCCCAAGCTGTTCCATCTGCTTTGCCATCCGTCTCCACTCTTTTTTTGCTTCCTCCTCTAGCCAGGGAGGGCAGCGTGGAGCCTTTTTCCCCGGCTTTGGCTCCTGGGTGTTCAGGCTCCGTTTCCCTGGATTTCCTTCCAACACCTTTATTGCTGTCGGCTTTGGTTTTCTGCCGCTCTGTGCCACTGGCTCCACCTCCTTCCCATTAAAATTCTTTTTAGTAACGAAAAAAGACTTCCGAAGAAGCCCTTTTCCTTAATTTTTCAAGTATTAAGATAATATTCTTTTGCCCGCTCCAAACACCATTGTATAGCCCTTCCACCATCTGGAAATCTCTGCTTGGCTTCCTCCTGAAAAGAAATCCTGCATTCCACAATATCGGTTCCGGTTTCTTCCGGCATTTCAGCAAATTCATAAATATCCGCCTGAAAACCGCCTGATTCCGAAATATCTGTGGCAAATACCAGCGGCCCATATTGTAAAACTGTCCCTGCCCCGCTTGTCATCATTTCTTGCAACTGCTCCATAGTGGTAAATTCCTGTGTGTTTTTCATCTGAAATGTCCTCCTTTTATTTTGGTAGTGACATGTTACCTCTGAACACACTTATTATCCAGACAATTAGGAGGCATAAACTGCACAATCATTGTTCCTGTGTGCTGTGCAAATTATCGGTATCTACTCTGCCTTCCTGCACAAGTCAATCCCATATGCCAGGTTCAGGCATCCGCCGGAATCCCACTTTACCAAAAGGCTGCCAATGTCATCCACACCCACGACTGTTCCTTTTGTTCCGATATCCGGTGCCTGCGGGTCCAACATACGGAGAAGCTCTACCCTGCACCCTGCCGGATATTCCCTTTTCAGTCTCTTCGCTAATTCCTCACGGCTTTCTCTGGTAATCTTTCTAGTGGAACTGTCATACAGCGCCTGTTCCAACACCGAACCGTCAAACCCAAATTTTAGGTAAGCCTTCTGGATAATTTCATAATATCTCTGACTCGGAAACCCAAGCTGGTCCTTCTCATGCATGATATAAACCATTGCATTCTCTATCCTGCCATCAACCACAATCTCCATTTCCTTCTTGTAATAGAAAGATGGATATCCCTCATAGCGGTCAAGATTTCTCTCATCCCGCTCTCCAATTTCCCATACCAGAACCGGAACCTGCCTCTGCTCCATAGGTTCGATGGTGGCATAAGCTCCTGTCTTAGAACCTTTAAATAAAAGCCGATAGTTCTCCACCACCGAATTTCCTAGTAATCTGGCTGTCGGGCAGCGGTGTTTCATCTGTTCCTCATCCATATTGCTCCCATAAGCAATGTATAATTTTCTCATGTTTAACATCCTTTCCTGAATTATAGTGAGGTTTTCCTCCTACCACCTCTAGGGCGGTAAACCGCCCGGTGTGGAAAGATATGTAAGTTTCATGCCCCATATCTCCATGCAGAATTCCCTTCCAGGTTCTTAAGGAAATGCAGGCGGCAGGTCTTAAATTCATCCCCGATAAGTCCCAGCCGGAGCATCCAGCAACGGAAGGCATATTTCTCATTATCCGTCTCAGTCCTGCGGGACGATGCCTTTTTCTGCACCAGCGCCTGATGGGTAACCGCCAGGCAAAACTGTATGTAGGCTTTTACTTCTCCGGCATGGAGGGTGCTGTTGAAAATCCGAAATTCCACTGTTCCCTTTGTAAAGGTAGCATGGAGGTTCAGCCCATGGTAGCGGGTCCGGTTATAATGTCCGCTTTGGTCACTGCCCGGCTCCTGTGCATACCAGATTGTTTTCAATTCACCCATGGTTTTCGGCTTTTTCCGGTTGATGGTCTGAATCAATTCCTCATTCACCTTTTTACAATACCAAAGCCGCTCCTGTTCAATCCGCAGGGCTTTGTAAAGCATGTCTTCCTTGCTCGCCATAATGTTTACAATATTCCGCAGGGTCTGCGGAGCAAACCGGCTGGCATCCACATGGATGTGAATCCCACATTTTTCGTTTACTAATGCCTTTTTATGGCGAAGCTGGCGGATGATTTCCTGCAAATCAGGAATGTCCTCGTAGGTAAGGATAGGGCTGACAATTTCCACCTTGTAGGTATCATCCGCTGCCACAATCCTCCCCCGCTCCTTTTTCTGTGCAATAATGCTGGAATCATAAGTGGCCTTCCACTCCCTGCCCATCCGGTCTTTTGCTCCGTAGGTTTTATAATAAGTTCCAATGAAATAACTTTCTGTTCCAAAATATCCGGCAATCACCTCTGCCGCTTCTTCCCTTGTAATTCCTGTCATTTCAATCTCTATCCCGAATCTCTGTGCTTTCATATGCTTTGACCTCCTGATGTGTTTTTGGTAGTCTATTAATCACTCTAAAAGCACATTTTATCCAGTCAATCCGCAGCTATATTTTGCACAAAGATTCAGGGTAAATTCATCCGCTAATCGTGTGTTTTAGCCGCTTCCTTCTATGGTATATATAACCGTCCAAACTATGTCTTTATGCCACTTCTGTCGGATTAGTTTTCTCCGCTCCGGTTCCTGTTTCCTCCAAAATTAAGTTATTGACACTTTCTACAAGCGAGGCATCTGCTTCCGTTTCTATCCGTTCCTGTGCCTCTTGCTCCGCTTGCTTCCTTGACCTCTCCCGCTGTTTCGTGCGGATTTTTGCCCGCTCAATATCCGCCTGAGTGCGGAAAGCAGAATGCCCGCTCAAGTTCTCCATCAGGGCATTACGGCTTTCTTTCATACCCTTTCCGCCGAACCCAATTCGCAGGAGCCAAATCCGCATATAATATTTCTCGTTCTCTTCTATCCGCTCCTCCGGGTCAATCCGTTTCTGCTCCTTTGCCTGTCTCACCATAGCCGCTGCTAAATCGGCATAGGCTTTTACCTTAACTTCATCTGTGGTAAATGGAAAACAGAAGGTGATTTTCTGCTCTTTCAGCCGGATACCTTTATTATCTTTATCATAAGCATGGATAGCAGAAGCCAGGCTTTCTAAGTTTTCAAATTCATTTCCCTGTATTTCCTCTACCAATCCGTTGCTAATGTCAAACGTTTTCTCCCCGACAGATTTGTTGACCAAGTACTGTCTGCTGTGGATAAGGAATAACAGATTTTTTAGGTTCAGAGTATCCATTCCCTCCAGTGAAAAACTCACCATCAGCTTATCCTCATCCGCTTCCGGTGCCTCTATAAATCCTCTTTCCATAAGACCAGCTTCTACTAACGTTCCTAATTTCTCGTCTTCTGTTTCCACATCCCCGTTTTTTTCGATGTAGCAATCTCCGACCTGATACCTACAGGAAGGGACTCCCAAATACTTTGATGGACATCCTGTAATTTCACTGACTGCTTTGACAATATCTTTTCTGTTTTCTGCATTTGTTCTGATTTTCATTGCGGTACCTCCTTGTTTTTTGGTACTACATTAATCACTCTAAAGGGCTGTAAAGTCAAGGAAATACTGCGTTTTATCCATCTTATTTTTTCTCCTCATTCTCTTCCCCAGACCGGGATTCCGGCAGTGCCATAGCCACCGCATATGCCACATTCACAGTCACTGCATTTCCAGCCTGTTTATATAGCTGGGATTCGGAACAAACAGCCGCCGCCCTGTCAAACAACTCATCTGGAAAACCCTGCAGCCGGAAGCATTCCTTTGGAGTGAGCCTGCGGATTCTTCCATATTTCGTAACAGTCCCTATACTGCATGATGTGTCTAAGGTCTGAGAACAGCCCTTTCCTACCCTCCCTCTTCTGGTGGAACTTTTCGGATAAGCGAGACAGACGCTGTCCCCTGGCAATGCCACATCATACCCCTGTTTTGTACTATTTCTTACTTTAACCTCAAGTAAATCAGTTTCTTCCTGACCGCCATTACATAGGTATACACCGTGTCTGTCCTGCCCGGTGAGCGTAAACATTGGCTCTCCATCTTCTTTCATCCGTCTGCCATTCTGCCGCTTCTCCATCCTGTCTGGTGTCAACACTGCATGGGTTTCCAAAACTCCGCTATTTTCTCCTGGATGATTCACGATTCCTGCATTATATCTCGCATTCAGACACCGGGCATGTTCCGTGATTTTCACTTTTGTCTGGCATCTGTCAATGAAATACAACCCAGTCTTTGCTCCCATTCCGCCGCCATTAGCACCCAGGGTTGTCGATACCCCATCTGGATCATACACCCGGTACCCCTGCATTCCTCCTACAATCCGCTTAAGAGATCCGCTGCTTTCTGGGCTGACAGGTAGTACCGCTCCGACACCTCTGCTTCTAAGACCTGCGACAATAAACACACGCTCCCTGTTCTGCGGGACTCCAAAATCTTTGGAGTTAAGCACCTGCCAGCTACAGTCATACCCTGCCTCGTCCATTTCAGAGAGAACAGTGGCAAAGTCGAATCCTCTATTAACCGACAACAGGTTCTTAACGTTTTCAACGAGTAGGTATGGGGGTTTATCATTTTCTTCTTTGCCTTTGATGAGGTCAATAATGTTGTAATAAATTCCACTTCGTTTTCCTGACAATCCCCGTTGCTTTCCGGCAATGGAAATATCCTGGCACGGGAATCCGAAACACCAGATATCGGCGTATGGGATTTCTTCTGGTTCCAATTTTGTGACATCATGTGATGGCCACTCTCCTTCCGTATCGTACATAGCTTTATAAGAAGCCCTGGCAAATTTATCATACTCGCAATACCCAACGCATTTATGTCCGGCGGATTCCAGTCCTAGCCGGAATCCGCCTATCCCGGAACATAAATCAAGGAAGGTCAACTGCTTCATCAGCACCACCTTCCCTGCTTAACTCTTCATTTGCAGTTTTCTTTCCATCACGGATTACAAACACATCTTCTTTCGAACCTTTTTGTTCCATATATCTATTTACAATTACATCTGCGTATTTCTCATCCAATTCCGCCATATAGCAGATACGGTTTGTCTGTTCACATGCCACCAGCGTAGAACCGGAACCTCCAAAGGGATCAAGTACAATGCAGTTGCTCATACAAGAATTCTGAACCGGATATGCAATTAAACCCACAGGCTTGCTGGTTGGATGATTTTCTGATTTTCTTGGCCGATCAAACTCCCAAATCGTAGTCTGCTTCCGGTCAGAGTACCAGTTGTGTTTTCCCCCTTTTTTCCATCCGAACAGAATCGGTTCATGCTGCCACTGGTATGGGCTTCTCCCTAAAACAAGACTCTGCTTCTTCCAGATGCAGGTGCCGGAAAGATAAAACCCGGCTGCCTTGAATGCTTTGCGGAAATTCAACCCTTCCGTGTCTGCATGAAATACATATATAGAGGCATCCTGCTCCATATGCTGTTCCATGTTAACTAATGCAGCAAAAAGGAACTGATAGAATTTCTCATCCTCCATGTTATCATTCTGTATGGTTCCGGCAGTACCCTCATAATTAACATTATAAGGCGGGTCAGTCACCACCAGATTTGCTTTCTGCCCATCCATTAATACATCGTAGGTTTCCGGTAAGGTAGAATCCCCAACCACAAGCCGGTGCCTGCCAAGGAGCCATATATCTCCCTGCTTTGCAACTGCAGGCTTTTCCAACTCCCCATCTATATCAAAGTCATCTTCTGTAATTTTCTTATCATGCACGGAATTGAAAAGCTGCTCAATCTCCGGTGGATCAAAACCAGTAAAAGATACATCAAAATCGGATTCCTGCAATTCCTGGATTAAATCTGCCAGCAGCTCTTTATTCCATTCACCCGTAATTTTATTCAAGGCAATGTTAAGAGCTTTTTCTTTCTGCTTATCTACATCAACTACAATACAGTCAATTTCTTCATAACCTAAATCCCTTAATACTGTCACTCTCTGGTGTCCGCCAATGATAGTCAAATCAAAATTTACGATGACCGGCTCCACATATCCAAACTCCGTAATGGAATTTTTGATTTTCTCATATTCTTTGTCATTTGGTTTCAGCTTCTTTCTTGGATTATAAGAAGCCGGAACCAAGTCAGTTATTTTGATTTTCTTAAATTCCATCCTCATTCCTCCAGAATCGGTCTTTGATATAGCAGTCATGGTTGCAATATTTCCTCCGGTTATCTCCGTATGCTTCAAATACGTTTCCGCATCTGGCACAAGCCTTTGTATAAATCGCTTTCCGCTTTGCTTCTTCCGGGTGTACCTTCCACCATTGTCTCCGGCACTTATCTGAGCAGAACCGTCTCGGTCTGCCACTTTCCGGCTGTATGATTTCTTTTCCGCAACAGACACAGACTTTTCCCTCTGCCAGCCGTTCTTTCAGATTCTGTGCCGTAGCCTGGGCAAATCCCTCCATGCCATTTGCTTTACAATAATTTCTGACAATGTCACGGGAAAGACCGAGTATAGAAGCAATGGAACGGTAACCTGCCCCTTTCATCCGTAATTCCTTTATTTGAACCGCCTGTACATCTGTCATATCCTTTCACTCCTAATAAAAAAAGCCGGGAAACCATCAATTTCTGATGACTTTCCAGCCTCAAAACACCGGATTTTCTGTACTTTTTGGCAAAACTTTCTGCCCGCAAAAATATGAAAAATCCTATGTTTATGTAAAAAAATATACCTCACTTCCTATCCCCCTTGTTTATTTTTGCGAAAATTCACAGATGAGGGGGCGGCGGTTTCCGTGTGGAGGATTTCTGGAGATTTGACCTCCCCCTACCCTCTGCGGTATTCAACAGAACCTGTCATAATCTGCACAACTCCCGGAAGAAATATTTGTTCAGTTTATAGCTCCGAATTGACTGGATAATCTCTGCAATCCGATTTAACATGGCACTACCAAAAGAAAAGGAGGCAAAAAAATATGCAGACAAAGAAAATGAAAGTCCTTTATTCATCCAAGAGCCGCTCCGGTTCTTACATCGGGAGCAGTACATATATCACCACGCCTAAAATATCCATGGAAGGAAAATGGCTGGATTCATTGGGCTTCCACATCGGAGATGCTATTGAAGTATCTTACGAAGAAAATTGTATTCGTATCTCACCCGTACCACAACAACCAGCTATGGTGTGCGAAGCTCCCCAGAAGTATAAAGCCAGCAAACGAAAAAAAGAACAATGATGTTTACAATAAAAGAACACTCCTTGCTCACCACTTCTTATTTTAGGTTCATCCGTAAAACAGAACGATTTCTACGAAATCCAATCCAAATGCACCAGATATTGCTGGATCATCCAAAGACCTTATTTCTTCCACCGTCACCCTATCCATATTTATCACAACCACAGCAGGAAAATCCCTTGCTATCACAGACACGGATAGGTTCACACCATTCACTCTGCCTTCCGCCAGATAAAAGACCATGACGAATATGTCCTACAATGCAATCAACTAACTCTCGCCTAAAAAAAAAAGTCTTGGAATTGGTTCCCAAGGCTTCTTCCTGTCAATATTTATATTCTTGGTAACGGTCTTCTGTCATAGTTTTATGGTTATGACAGTTTTTGCACAATGACTGCCAGTTGGATTCATCCCAAAACAACTGCTCATCTCCACGATGTGGAACGATATGGTCTACCACGGTTGCTTTAATGAATCTCCCCCGTTCCTTACACTTTCCACACAATGGATATGCTTTCAGGTAACGGCTCCTGGCTTTCCGCCATTTGCTGTCATATCCCCGACCGGATGATGTAACACGGTCATGGATATGTAATTTTGCATGTTCCAAACAATACAGCCCTTCCGTTAATTCCGGACACCCCGGATGTCTGCAAGGCTTCTTTGGCTTTCTTGGCATCCTTTCACTCCTCTCTCGTATTGTGCTGTTCTGCAAAGCTGGCTTGATTACCAATCAGACAGTACAATTTACATAAGCGGAGTGAAAGGATAATATCTCCGCCAACGAAAAAACAAAAGTAAAAGCCTCATGGATTCCTCCACAAAGCTCCTTACAGTTTTTCACAGCCTAATAATAACACAGCCATTTTAGAGAATCAAGAAACCAATTCAGTAGACTTTCCCAACCGCTACTAAACCAGGATTGAACCGTCAACTCAAAAGATATTGCTCCTCATGCTTTTCCCGCAATTCATACAATAATTGAAGCTCACTCATGGCTTTCTTTCTGTATTTTGTCAGCATGGCTTCGCTGACCTGATACTTCCCCGCCATTTCCTTCCATGGCATTTCCAATACCACCATGTCATATATCACTTCGGGCAGCCTTCCGCTCAACTGCCGGATTGCAGATTCAAAAAACTCTATTTCCTCTTTTACCTCCTGGTATTGGCGGAACAGGAAATCATACCAGTCATCATTCATCGTTTCAGCCACCTTGCGGTAATAGATAGCTGTTTTCCCTGTTGTATCTGTGATGCCGCTTTTCTGTATCCGTTCTCCTTCTGGTTTGGAAAAACACATGGACTCTATAACCTCATCATCGGAAACTCCTTCAAAACGTATCAATTCGTGTGCAAGCATCAGCCGGTTCTTTTTCCACTTCCCATACTCTTTAAACAGATTCTCCATATCCATCCCTGACACCTCCAATCCTCGCTCGCACTGCATGAATCAACGCAGACTGCCCGCAGTCTTTCAGTTCCAATGCGCCCATCACTTTCTCATCCAGTGTGTTTTTCGCAATGATATGATGAATGACTACCACTTCTTCCTGCCCCTGTCTCCAAAGCCGGGCATTTGTCTGCTGGTACAATTCCAATGACCAGGTCAGCCCAAACCACACCAATGTGGAGCCGCCAGCCTGCAGATTCAAACCATGCCCGGCAGATGCCGGATGGATAAGTGCCAATGGGATTTTCCCATTATTCCAATCCTGGAAACTCTCCGCTGTATCCAACTCCACCGCCTGGAACCTTCTCTGTATCCGTGCCTTATCATGCTTATACCAATAAGCTGTCAGCACAGGTTTTCCATTTGCTGCTTCCAGCAAATCCTCTAAAGCATCCAATTTCCGATCGTGGATGTACTTTACCTCACGATTCTCATCATACACTGCACCATTTGCCATCTGCAGCAGTTTGTTCGAAAGCCCTGCCGCATTCCCCGCATCCACATCCCCATCCTCAAAAGGCAGAAGCAGATCTGTTTCCAGCTTCCTGTACAATTTCAGCTCTTTCTCATCCAATGCCACTTCAATCCGGTTATATATACATTCCGGCATTTCCAGATAATCTGCTGCCTTCATACTGATAGTGATATCAGAAATCCGCTCATAGATTTTTGTCTCTGCACCTTCTCTTGGCTTATAAGAATACACCATCTCTCGGCTCCGCTTATCCGGCAGGAAAAACTGCTCCCGGTATGCTCCGATGAATCTCCCAAGCCTTTGCCCCATATCCAGAATCCCTATTTCCGCCCATAAGTCAATCAGTCCGTTTGGTGCCGGGGTTCCGGTTAAGCCTATCATCCGTTCCACTTTGGGGCGCATTTTCCGAAGTGCCTTAAAACGTTTCGCCCGGTGTGATTTAAAAGAGGATAATTCATCAATCACTATCATATCAAAATCCCATCTGCAATGTTCCACCAGCCATTCCACATTCTCACGGTTTATCACATATACGTTTGCCCTTTTCCCCAATGCTTCTCTCCGTTCTTTTTCACTTCCAAGCACCCGGCTGATAACAATTCCATTCAGATGCTCCCATTTTCCGCACTCTCCAATCCAGGTATCTCTTGCTACCCGGAGAGGTGCGATAACCAGTACCCGACTAACCTCAAAATAGTCCAGCATTAATTCCCAAATGGCTGTAAGCGTAATCACCGTTTTACCAAGCCCGCAATCCAAAAACAATGCCGACACCGGATTTTTGATTACAAATTCTGCAGCGTATTTTTGATATTCATGTGGATTGTATTTCATCCAGCACACCTCCAATCTGTCCTGTACTATCTATGCAATAAATCGGAAATCCTAATGCCTCCAACTGCTTTTTCCGTTTCTCCTGCAATGGACGCATCTTCTTTCCTGAGGCTTTCAGTTCCACGAAGCCACACTTCCCACCCGGCAGGAGTACCAGACGATCCGGCACCCCATCCAATCCGGGAGAAACGAACTTTGCCGCCATGCCACCGAGTTTTTTCGCTTCTGTTCTTAATTTCCATTCAATCACATTTTCCTGCATTTTGCCTGCTCCTTTCCTTACGGAACAAAAAGAACAATATTTTCCTATATACCTATACGTGCGTATTACACATACACAAATTCTCTTTTTTCTTATTTTATGATAACTCTAATTGAAATTCTTGTTCCCTTGTTCCAAAAGACTGTCTATTCCTTAATTTATCTGGCTTCCACATATAGAACCATCTTAAGAACCACGAAATACCTGTTCCTTTTGTTCCGGTTAACACCGACTTCCAATCAACAAATGTGCAAATTACGTTGTTCCTTTATCCCTGTTCTTGTTCCCTTACATAAGCCCGCTGTTTCCCATATACCGGAAAGATATACATCCCGTTTTTGGTTACCGTATATTTTTCCCATCCTTCGATTTTCCGCATGATGCCACTGATTTCATAGGAGTCTATCTTTTTCAGGGCAGAAGAATCCCGCCCAAAGCACTCACACCAGATTTCCATATTACAGACCATTTTCCTTCGCACTGTTCCAGTCCGCCCGGAACCGCCAAACTCACCGCCATTTAAAAAA